AAGACATCGGAACGAATTCCGTAGCGCTGGGATCCTTTTCACCAGGAGCATCTTTGGGGGTCAATTCGGAAGTGGCCCAAGCCAATATTAAGGCGGGCAAGGGGACTGGCATAACACCCGATATGGTTGCCACTTTAAACGCCCAGGATTCACAAGGCTACGCCATCAACAATCCTCAGCCTACGGCAGCAAGTTTGGCGGCTAGCCGCGTTGCCGCAAATCTGAACCCAACCCTGGCCAACGTCGTATTTGGCGTAGCTGGCTTATTGCCCGGCCCCGTCGGACTTTTTAGTACCGCGGCTGGTTTAGCCGAAGGTCGTGGGTTTATGAACTTGGCGTTGGATGCGTCTCGGGGTCTGGGTATCACCGACGCTGTTAATAGCCTTGGAACGTCGGCAGCCGATGCCGTCAGCACTGCTATTGGACCGGACGCCACAAATGCACTTAGCAGCGTTGGAACATCATTTAGCAAGGCCACCGGCGCAGTCTCCGAGGCAGCCACTGACGCACTTAGCGGATTTGGGACGGCTATCGGCAGTTTCGATTTTGGCGGTACTTCACTTGGCGACATTGATTTTGGCGGTGTCTCTAATTTTGGGAGTGAGGACAGTACCGACGACGGTACCGACGACGGTACAGACGGTGGTGATCCTGTTCCGTCTCCGCCCCCTTCGCCGCCCCCTTCGCCGCCCCCTCCGGAAGATGACTCGGTATTCGGGGGGGACAATCTTCTGTACGCGGCTAATCCCTCGGATTATAATGTAGCTAACCTCGACCCCTATAGATACAGCACTTCTTCCGCAACACGACCTTACGGAACATTTAAGGATGGTGGCATGATTGGATTTAGACCCCCCGGCTACGCCAATGGCGGCATGGCCGACGACGGCACGATGGCCCCTGGCTACGCCAACGGCGGCTCCCTGGGATTTCGACCTCTTGGCTACGCCAACGGCGGCATGCCTCACGGTTACAATGAAGGCGGGGAGGCTGTTCCGTCAGATGTTCTAGGCGTTATGCAGGAATTAAAGAGGATCACGGACACCGGGAGTACGCAAGAGCTCCAGGCCTTTGTTCAGTCCCCGGGCGTCGGCGAGGATTTAAGGGCGATTATCCTGAACTTCCCACAGTTCGCTCCGGTCATTGAGCCCCTACTAGCCATGTTCCCCCCGGCTCCGGAACGGATGCCTCCCCCGGCTCTGCTTAGCACCCCGGAAGACACTGGGATGGGTGCGGCAGTTGGTGGTGCTATGTCTTCGCCCCTGCCTCCTATGTCTTCGCCCCTGCCTCCTATGCCGACTCCGCCACCACCACAGATGATGCCTCCCGAACAGATGCCCCTGGGACCAACGGTGCAGGGCATGAACCGCGGCGGCATTATGTCTCTGAGGCATATGTAGATGGCTAGAAACCCCCTCCCTCGCAGTAACTTCGGCACGGCTTCTCTTGTAGAGCGCCGGGATTCTTTGACGGATGTGGAACTGGAGGTAGGCCCTTCGGCTGATGTAGACATCCAGGATGAGTCTATAATCCAAGCACCGGGCTTGGACATAGAGTTGGAAGAGGACGGGGGCGTCGTCATAAACTTTGACCCCTCGGATGCCTCTCCCGTCTCGTCGGACTTTGATGCCAACCTTGCAGAGGATCTAAGCGACCGCGCCGCCTCTCGGATTTCGTCTGACCTTATTGAGCAGTACGAGTCCAATAAGTTGGGTCGTAAAGACTGGGAAGAAGCGTACACCACGGGTTTAGAGCTTCTTGGTTTCCGCTACGAGGAACGGTCTCAGCCCTTCCGTGGAGCCACGGGTGTAACGCATCCACTGCTTGCAGAAGCTGTAACGCAGTTCCAAGCGCAGGCTTTTTCAGAGTTGCTTCCTGCGGGTGGCCCTGTCCGCACTCAGGTTATGGGAAAGCCCACACCGGAAATCGAGGAGCAATCCGAGCGCGTCCGGGAGTACATGAACTATCAAATCACGTGCGTGATGAAAGAATACACGCCTGAGTTTGACCAGATGTTGTTCTATCTCCCGCTGTCGGGTTCGACCTTTAAGAAGGTATATTACGACGAGTTTTTAGACCGGGCCGTGAGCCGGTTTGTTCCCGCTGAACAGTTGATTGTTCCGTACACCGCAACCGACTTGGACACTGCGGAGAACGTCACCCACGTCCTACAGATAACCGAAAACGATCTTCGCAAGAAACAGCTTGCGGGTTTCTACCGTGATATCAAAGTGACGGCTTCGCAGTCCGACCCTAGCAGTATCAAGGACGAGATGGACGAGATATCCGGCGTTGAGCCGACGTATCTCGACACCGAAGTGACCCTTCTGGAATGCCACGTAAATTTGGACATCGAGGGCTTTGAAGATGTGGACGAGGACAACGAGCCCACGGGCGTCAAGCTCCCGTACATTGTCACGGTCTCCGAGGAAAGCGGGAAGCTACTAAGCGTCCGTCGCAATTACGACGAGGACGACCCGACCCGCAAAAAGAAGCAGTATTTTGTACATTTTAAATTCCTTCCGGGCTTTGGGTTCTACGGCCTTGGTTTGATCCACATGATTGGGGGCTTGAGCCGCACGGCTACCGCGGCCTTGCGTCAGCTTATTGATGCCGGGACCCTGTCTAATCTACCGGCGGGCTTTAAGGCTCGCGGCCTTCGTATACGAAACGACGACGAGCCGCTTTCGCCGGGTGAGTTTCGCGACGTGGATGCCCCGGGGGGCGCTATACGTGATTCCTTGATGTTGCTCCCGTATAAGGGTGCGGACCAGACCTTGTTTCAGTTGATGGGTTTCTGCGTAGAGGCTGGCCAACGCTTTGCAGCGGTCTCTAATCTTCAGGTAGGCGACGGCAACCAGCAGGCTGCGGTCGGAACGACTATTGCAATGCTGGAGCAGGGCGCGAAAGTGATGTCCGCGATACACAAGCGGCTGCACTATGCTCAGAAGGACGAGTTCCAACTTTTGGCCTCGGTGTTTAGTGAGTACCTTCCTCCGGAATATCCGTACAACGTTGTTGGTGGAGAGCGGACCATCAAGTCAGAGGACTTTGATGCCCGGGTAGACGTCGTCCCGGTATCGGATCCAAACATTTTCTCTATGGCACAACGGGTTACGTTGGCCCAGACTGAACTGCAACTAGCGCAAGCGGCTCCTGAACTGCATAATCTGCACGAGGCGTTCCGCCGGATGTACCGGGCGCTTGGTGTCAAGGACGTGGATTCTATTTTAAAACCTGTAGATCAGGGGGACCCAAAGCCAAAAGACCCGGCCACGGAGAACTCGGATGCTTTGGACAGTCGTCCATTGCTCGCGTTCCAAAAGCAGAACCACGCGGCTCATATAATGTCCCACCTGTCCTTTGGAACTTCGGGAACTGTGTCCCAGATGCCTGCAATTGCGATGGCTTTGCAGAAGCATGTGCTGGAGCACGTCTCTCTCAACGCCAAGGAACAGGTCATGGCTCAGATGGCCCCGCAACTTCAAGGCCGAGCTCCTTCGGAAGAAGACTCTATTCAGATTGAATCTATGGTCGCGGAAGCTGTCTCCCAGGGGATGCAAGAGCTTAAACAACTCAGTTCCCAGCTATCCGGGAGCGGCCAGCCGGATCCGTTGCTTGCTTTGAAGGAGAAGGACTTACAGCTTCAAGCACAACGTGATGCCGCGGACGCTCAAATAGACCAGTCTCGTTTGGCTTTGGATCAACAGAAGGCCGAGACAACGGCACGGCTGGGGGCCGAACGGATACAGTCCAGCGAAGAGATTGTTCAAGCTCGTATACAGGCCGCTCGCGAGCGCGAGATGATGAAACAACAGAACTAGGAGATTGTGATGGCTGCTTCAGTAGGCGTAGTACGCAAAGGCATCGTTGTAAAAGACCAGGGATATGTTCCTTATAACGATGCCCAGAATGAGAAGACACCGAGTACAGAAAAAGGGACCCGCGTTTCTGGGACCAACACTGGGATGGGTGCGGCAATTCGTGGTGGAAAATATACGAGTTGTTGAAGCTGCGAACCCGAAGATCTGTCCGTGTCTGCCTGGGCAAATATAGGTGCTGCTGTAGTGGCCGCCGTCATGTATATACCCGCCGCTCAGGACCAGATGATGTGTGCCCCACGCCAGTCTGTAGTTGACGGTCTGAGCAAGTATGGGGAGCTTGTTATCCTGCGAGGTATTGCAGGGAGTGGACTACTGGAGGTCTGGCGATCTTCCTTTGGTGGGTTTACAATAGTCGTAACCGACCCCGACAACGTGTCTTGCCTATTGGCCATTGGCCGCTCGATGCACGAAGTACCACCTTCGCTGCCGGGAGATAAATTATGACCGTCCGCACCGCTGGAGATGCCGCCGCCGCAACGGGTGGCTTCGCAGCATCTGCCTGGAATTTTGTTATTGGCGGGCAGCTGAACATCCTAATAGGCGTGGTTGTGGGGGTGTTGTCTATTGCCGTTCTGGTCCAGCGTTTTATGATCAACCGGAAAATATCACAAAGCGAAGACAAATAAATGACTCCCGCAGCCGTTATGAAGATGATTGAAACGTTGGGCGTTCCGCTGGCTGTGGCTATTGCTGGCGGTGTTGCACTCTGGAAGCTGATTGCCTTTGTTCTTAAAGATTTGAAGACGGACATTTCTGACAAGCAGGATGCCTTGCTTGCTTTAATACGGACGCAGAACACGATCTTGATTAAGCTGATCGACCGGGTGAGAACATTAGAGATTAATCAAATGACAGCTTACACGGCACTGCTGTCGGTGGCCGATGCTGACATGCCGGAGTGGCGACGCACTCGTGCAGAGCGCATAGCCGAGCTTCGTGAGCAGATAAAAGACGTATCCCACAATGGCGAGGCGGAGTGACATGGTAAAAAAGCTAGAGAAAAACAGCGTGCATAACGATCTGGACATCGACGGCGACGGGGTCGTGAGTGATGCGGAACTGGCGGCTTCGGCGGCATTGTCTCAACACGAGAAAATGGATGCGCAGCGCCAGATGGCCTGGGTTGCCATGGGGTCGATGATTGTGTTTACCCTGGCCGTCTTTCTTCCCATCTTCCCGGACGCCAGGATCAAGGCGTTATCTGATCTGTTTGGGTTGTTTTATATTGGTCAGGCCGGTGTTGTCGGGGCTTACATGGGCATGTCGGCCTGGATGACTAAGGGCAAATGAAAATGTTCAAGGCAGTTATATTGGTGGCGCTTGTGGCGGTGGCGGTTGTCGCTATCGCCATGACTGTGGATTATATGCGTTGCTCACCCCCGTGTGTTTAGATGAAAGACGGTCTGACCGCGCACGAAAAAGCGACCATGACGTGGCGTTGGACGGCGTTGTCGATTTACCTGCTTATTTGCTTTTACGATTTTATGTTTGTGCCAATATGGTACGGAATCAACAGACCAGACATAAGTCTATTCATGGAGATTATTAACAGCACCTCGGAGCCGATGGTGCAAATGGAGTTGATGAAGAAGTTGACTGGACAACACAGCCCGTTCACGCTCATGGGCGGAGGGCTGTTTCACCTAGCATTTGGAGCCATCCTAACCGGCTCTGCTCTTGCTAAAAGATAAGGACAAGAACTATGAAGAATATTCTATGCTGGATCGCTGATCG